CGGAACTTAAAGATTTTCTGGTTGCTAATTTCGTTACATATAACGTAAACTGGATTGGTGAGATTATGGGTGCAGAGGCTGAGGACGCATATATCAAATGGCAAAAGCGAATTCAATCTCTGACATATAATTTCACCAATGATATGGACAAGGTGATAGAGTCTGGTAATCCGGAACAATGTCTTAAAGTTGTAAATGGTCAGTATCCTCAACTGTATGATATGCTGGGCCACGACAAGATTACTCTTGAATCTTTTGTCATACTCAATGATATTCTTAACTTCTTTCCTATGTGGAATAAGAAGATTGATGATGACATTATTTGGCCGTCTTTTAGATTAAAGTGTGAGAAGTATGCACCATTTATTGAATATGATAAATCAAAGTTCAAATCTATACTAAGAGATAAGATGCAAGAATATGCATAAATAATGGTCTGTATTCCTAACTACTAAGAAATCCTTATGCGTTCATTTAAATCTTTCTTGGCTGAAAAAGTATTGTCCATCGGTCTTAATCCTGAGCATGAGAAGTTTCGAGAGAAACACCGTCAACAAATCCATGATGTTATTCAACACTCTTATAAGAATGTGGACGGCGGTTATGGCGGTAATGGTTCGGGTACCAAGAAAGAATCCGATGCAATTCATGATGATATTACACACTCAGTCATCAAAGCAACCAAGCGTGGAGACAAGATAACCGCTGTTAATCTTTATAAGAAACAACACGGTAGAAAGTCTATTGCTTCTGGTACGGATGGTTCGGAACAAGGTAAAAAAGATTGGAAGAAGACTAAACTAGAGGACCACCAACAGAAACGTGCATGGGGTGAAGTTTCTGGTGCAGCAGAAAAGATTCAGCGTAAGATGGGAGTTCCTGTTATTCATAACAACAAAGTGGGAAAACTACTTAACAAGGACGTTAACCCACACGAAGGTGGCGAACATTATGATCGTAAGATTGGTGGTGAAACCCACACGAAGGTTGCTATGGGACATCCAAAGGTTGCCAAGGATTAATTGATGTGATACACTCCACTTAAGGGAGTTAAATTATGAAAAAAGTGATTGTTTATTGCCACGGCTATGGTTCAAATACTAAATCTGGAAAAGTTCAACAACTGAAAGATGCAGGATTTGAAACCTATTGCTTCAAAGCAGATATTGATCCTGATATTGCCTGTGAAAGTTTGTGTGACAACATAGATTTGATGCTTCTTGATTATCTACATCAAGATATTGAACTTATCTTCGTTGGTACTTCTCTCGGTGGCTGGATGGCATCTAAACTGGCCGCAGCGTATGATTGCCGTGCAGTTATTATCAACCCATGCTACAATTCAAAAGAATCACTTGCGAAATATGGAATTCACGAAGAAATTCGGAACAAGTATACTAAGTTGACTATCTCTGAAAAGTTCCATTACTTCTTCGCTGAAAAGGATGAAGTTCTAGACCATGCAGATTGTCTCGATGCTGTAGTATCTTCGTGTTCTTATGATATGATTCGTGGTGCAGATCACCGTTTCAACGAACACTTTCATTTGGTTATTGATTATTTGAAGAGCATTTAATATGATTGATAAAATTTATGTAGATTTAGATGGCGTACTATGCGACTTTCATAAACGATATAACGAAGTTTTTAATGTATGCCCAGAAACATTAAGCAATAAGCAGTTTCATCGGCAATTTGATAAGTTTATTGTTGATATGAACTTTGCAACACTTGAAATGATGCCTGATGCACTGCAATTGTTATCTGCACTGGATTCTCTAGAAGTACCAAAAGAGATTTTATCCTCAACTGCATCTGAGGCTAGGCATGATGTTGTATCTAAACAAAAAATTATCTGGTTGAAAAAACATGGTATTACTTACAAGCAAAATTTTGTTCCAGGTAAATCCCTGAAGTACAAATTTGCAACACCAAATTCCATAATCATCGATGATACGGTAAGTGTCATTGAGGATTGGAACAAAGCGGGTGGAATTGGTATTCTTCACAAGTCTGCCAAAACCACCATTGACAAACTAAAAAGTCTTATGTTATGATGGCTATATAGATCATAATTATGATTTATGTGGATAATCCGTTAATACATTAATATACCGTAATACGAAAGGTTATAATATGAGTTTTGCAAATCTAAAGAGACAATCCGGCAATCTTGATAAATTGTCTAAGGCAATCGAGGCACTCAATTCTTCGTCTGAGGGATCAGACAAGAAAGAAACCTTCTGGCGTCCAGAAGTTGATAAGGCAGGCAATGGTATGGCTACCATCCGTTTCTTGCCTTCATCTCCACAAGATGGTGATGATTCTCTTCCGTGGGTTAAAATCTTCTCCCATGGATTCCAAGGTCCTGGTGGCTGGCTTATTGATAACTGCCTGACAACCAACAACCAAAAGTGTCCTGTATGTGAATACAACTCTGGTCTGTGGAATTCAGGTATCGAAGCCAACAAGGACGTAGTTCGTAAGCAAAAGCGTAAGCTTAACTATATTGCTAACGTCTATATCGTTTCGGATCCTAAGCATCCAGAAAACGAAGGGCAGATCAAGTTGTTCAAGTTTGGTAAGAAAATCTTTGATAAGATTACCGAGGCTATGAACCCTGCTTTTGAAGATGAAACACCTATCAATCCGTTCGATATGTGGAAGGGTGCTAACTTCAAGTTGAAGATTCGTAAGGTCGAGGGCTATCAGAACTATGATAAGTCCGAGTTCGAATCGGCTGCACCATTGTCTACTGATGATGACAAGTTGGAAAAGATTTGGCAGAACCAGCACTCGCTGAAGACCATGACAGCCGATAGCGAATTCAAGTCATTCGAAGTCTTGAAGAATCGTCTTGATAAGGTCTTGGGTCTTAACGGTGAAGTTCCTGTGGCTCGTACAACTGTTGAACAGGCTAAGGCTGCACCACGCAAGCCAGCACCTGAGCCTGAGTTGGTGACGACAGAGGAAGAAGACGATCTTAGTTACTTCTCGAAGTTGGCTAATGATGATGAGTGATTAGTCTTAATTGACTAACACGGAACCCCGCCTTGTGCGGGGTTTTTTCATTATACAGGTCGTAGATTATTGAACAGTACCTTTTTCAATGTGGGATCATCAGTTCTAACAGATACAGTAGTGTCCATTGTCATACCAGGTGCGCTTTTACCCGAATTGATAACTTCACTTGTCTTATTGACAATTGGTGGTAGGAATTCTGCATTGCCTTTATTGAGATTGTAATCTTTGAATAGTTTTGTTAAGGCTTCTCCTGTTCCATTTTTCATGTCTTCAATTTGACTCACAAAATCATTTTTTTTCTGTTCTAATGATTTCACTTCATCTGTTATAGATTTTACTATTGGATTTTCTTCAATTTTTGAAATGGTATTTTTTTTAAAATCCTCAATATCTCCAGACAATGATTTGGTGAATCTTTTAATTAATCCTAATTTTGCACCCAAATACAAATATTCGGCATCACTTATTTTTTCTCCGTCTTTTTTAATGACGGGTATACTAAATCCATCACTGCCGGGGGGAACATAACGCGGGGTTAAAATATCAAGAGCATCACCCATTGTATAGCCTTCTTCTCTCAATTTTGGTTCAATTTCTTCGATGAAATATTTGTTTTGTTCTTTTTGTAGGTCTGATCTTGTTGTACCATACTCCTCTTCTATTTTTTCTCTTTGTTTCAAATATTCCGGATCACCAGGATCGTTTGGACCATGAATTGACATTCTATTTCGGTTTAATCCAGCATATTTGTTTTCCAATTCGGATAATTTTTTATCTCTCTCTGCCCTGGAGGTATCCAATTTACCTTTTGGATCTTCTTTAACAAAAGCATCATTAAATAAACCCTGGTTAGCTTTTTCGGCTGCGGTTAACGCTTCATGTCCTGCGTAAACAGCTGCACCAACACCTAATATTGTGGCTAAAGGACCTCCAAGTAAAGAAACTACTCTTTTACCAAGAAAACCTACAACGGCCATTATAGCCGAAAAAACTTTTGGCATAACAGCATCTTTAACAACATTTGAAATTAGTGAACTTAATATTAATCTTTCTATAAATTTCCCCATAACTTTTTCTACAAGATTTGTAATAATCCCGACAACACCGGTGACCGCAGAAAATATACTGGGTAAGAAACCTAGAACGGTTTTTATGGTTTTCATTAAACCCCAAACAATATTAGATAAAGCTCCTACTGTGGTGGACACTACAGACATCATACCACCTAGAATGGTTTTCACTCCACCAAACAATAAACCAAACATTTTACCGAACAATGATTTAGATTTCTCACCATCATCTTCTTCTTTTTTTGCAGTTACCTTTTCATCTTTTTTTCTATCGAGAAGAGATAAAAAACCTTTGTCTTTTTTATCATTACGGCGCATATTTTTTT